CGTGGCCTTGAAGAGAACAAAATAAAAGTTCCCGGTAAGATCCATCCGAAACTATCGGAGGAGCTTTTAATTTGGCGGCCGATCCTGGCCGGAAAATGCACCCTGACTGAAGTAAAAGTCGGGGTGTATTCTTTGGCCGACTTATTGAAGATTAACGCTTTGCTTGATATGCAGGACGATATTCAACGAGCTAATATGCCGAAGGTAAAGGAGGGTAGCAGATGACGGTTCGTGAGCTATTCGTAAGAATGGGTTTTACTTTTGATGAGGCAAAAGCTAAACAAGCTGAAAGCACAATTGAGGGGATACGAGAAAAGGCCAGCGGCCTGGTTACTACCATTGCCGGGATTGGCGCTGCTATTGGCGTGGCTTTCGGCATTCATGAAATATCACAAATTGCCGATGAGTGGACAAGCATGGAGGCACGCGTTGGCCTGGTGACAAAAAGCGCCGAAGAACAAGCACAAGTTTTAGAATCCATTTATGATATTTCGAATCGTACTCGGCAGGAATATACTGCGACTGCTGACCTATACCAGAAACTTGGGCGAAGTTCGAAAGAATTTGGGGCCACGCAGGATCAGATTTTGGCGGTTGTGGAAACTGTAAATGAAGGTCTTGTCGTTGGCGGTGCCAGTACGCAAGAAGCGAAAGCAACTATCCTTCAATTGGGGCAAGCTCTTTCGTCCGGTAGATTGCAAGGGGATGAATTAAAATCCTTGGATGAAAATGCGTCCATGTTGATGCAGGAGGTTGCCAAGGCTTACGGTACGACCATAGGTAACCTGAAACAAATGGGCGCAGAAGGAAAGTTGACCAGCGAAGGTGTTTTCAATGCGATTCTCAAAGCTAAAGGCGCGATGGACACACAGTTTGAAAAAATGCCACTAACTATTGGCCAGGCCATACAGGTGTCCAAAAACAAATTTGGCAGATTCATTTCCGATATTGGTAAAGAAACTGGTGGTTTTAAGGCTGCAGCCAGTGGTATTGACTGGGTAGTAGATAGGCTGGATAGTGGCGTGCGGCGTGTGGTTAAAGCGTTGGGTGGCTGGAATCAAGTTTTTAAATTAGCTGGCTTGCTTATGCTCGCTTTTGGCGCTGGAATGGTAGCTCTTAAATGGGGAGCAATTACGTCAGGTATTCGCGCAGTCGCTGTAGCCCTCCGAACATTCGTGGTGTCCAATCCTTATGTGTTAGCGATAGCGGCAGCAGTAGCCATATTAGCTTTGGCACTAGAAGATGTATATACCTGGATAGAAGGCGGCGACTCGCTGATCGGTGAATTTATCGGGCCATGGGATGAGTTTAAGAGTCAGGCTAGCCAGTATATAACGCCGCTACTTGATGGCTTAAGTCGACTATGGGAAGGAATACAGCAAAACATTATACCTTTGCTTTACGTTCTGAAAGATGCAATAGTGGAAACTTTTTATGCGTTTATAGCGGTTGCTTCGCCGGTTATAGGATGGGTAATCGATCAGTTCTTGGAACTGACCAATAATGGTCAAGTGCTTTTCGATATACTATTAGCTGCTTGGAATGGCATGATTAACGGGATTATCCTGGCTTTGCAGTTTTTAACTCAAATCCTCACGGGTGAATGGGGTGCTGCAATTGATACGGCAATTCAATTCCTAAACAACCTTTTGACTACGGCTATATCAATCATGCAGCAAATTGGGCAGGCCATTGCCAACTATGTCCTTAATAAACTTGGTTGGGCAGGACAAATGATAGCGAAGTTTGCGGGGCTTGACCTTTCTCAGACTGTCAGCCTCCAGAATGCGGCAGGAGCGGGCCGTGGCGGTGGCGTCATGAATCAACAGATAGATGTCAATGTGACTGTTCCTCCAGGTACTCCTACTCAACAGGCCTCTTTCTTACAGGGAACTGCTGAAAATTCCTATGGCGATGCATATAGTCAACTCGGTACTAATTTGTCCTTCGGTCCAGGGATGGGATAAAGGAGGAATGACAGATGGCAGATCAGGCGGCGGTATTATTTTCTGCTCCTAAACAGCCGACGCAAATAGGCGTGATTGAATGCGATGTACTGGTTGAACAGGAATATACTCTTTCTAGTGAAGTGACGGAACATCCGGTCGAGGACGGCTTTGTTGTAGCAGACCATATTATTAAACAGCCGCTGAAATTATCCATGGTTATCGCAGTCTCCAATTCTCCTGTTACTTGGTATACTCGCTTTGGGGGAAATAGCCCAGACTTAATACCGTCAGTAATAGCGCAGTTGGAGCAGATTTATAATGATGGTCAGCCAATCACAATCGTCACGTCCACCAAAATTTATGAAAACATGGTGATGACCGAGGCAAAAATTCCTCGAAATACTGAAAATGGCCGGATAGTAAAAATACCACTGGAGTTTACGAAGATCCGCAAGGTGGTTGTTAAAACCGTCGATATTTCGGAAGACTACGTGGATTCGTTGACGGCGGGAAAAGCCGGTGAGACGGAAAAGGACGCGGGAACGGCCACCCAAACGGATATTGGAACGGGGAGCAGTGATAGTAGTTCTAGCAGCGACAGCACAACCCAAACTACTGCAACAAAAAGTAAATCAATTATGAAAGGGATATTTGGCTCATGATAAAAATCACACTTTCTGACGCGAATGATTTTCTTCTTTCTGTTACGTTGGATAGTGAGTCTTTCAAACTGCGCTTTTCCTGGAATGATACTGCATCTTTTTGGACGATGGGAATTCGGGATGAGGATAACACGTCCATTATCGAGGGAATCCGCTGTGTCCCCAATTATCCGATGCTTGCTCAGTATAGAAGGCCAACGTTACCGAAAGGTGAGCTGATATGTATTGTGATGGACGATACAAAGACAGATATATGCCGGGATGATTTTGTGGATAGCAAGGCATACCTGGTATATATTCCGGAGGATGAACTAGATGGCGCAGTTTAATAGGCTTGCAAGATTAACGGTAGGCCAGCCTAGTGGCGATGGGGTTGTTATTGAAGGGCTGAAAATAACCTTTGATATTGATAAAGACCTAACCCAGCATACCAATAAAAGTAATGTAAAAGTATATAATTTGGCTTCGGCCACCCGGGCTAAAATGGAAAGACCGGACAGTATATGTATTCTGGAAGTTGGTTATTCGGAGGATGTTGGACTAAGGCGGATCTTTTGCGGGGCTATTATTCAGAGCTGGACTAGTAATGACGGGCCGGATGCCGTAACGGAACTGACACTTTCAGATGGACAGGTCGCAATTCGGGACAGTGTTCTTTCTGTTGGTTATTCGGTTGGAGTAAATGGCAGTAAAATAGCAAATGACATAGCCGGTCAAATGGGGCTAGTCACTCGTATTGGCTCAGATGTGAGTTTTTCGGATTATCCGAATGGGTTTTCATTCGCGGGTTATGCACGAACGGCTCTAGGGAAAATTTGCGACGCTGCCGGTGCAACATGGTCTATACAAAACAACGAACTACAAATCATTATGGGGGGCGGTACTACAGGTATTCGCGCCCTAGTTTTTTCTGCTGAAAGCGGTCTGGTTGGTAGTCCGGAGCGAATTGTCAAAGGTGTTAAACGAGCGGATTCGTCAACGGCTTCAGCCAAAAAGAAGAAACGCAAAAAAAGTAAGAAAGAAACAAAAGAGAAAAAGGCCGGCTGGAAGATTAAAACCTTGTTGGCACCGACTGTAAACCCCGGCGATGCGGTGAGAGTGGAGAGTACTACGGTGACAGGGTGGTTTCGTGTGGAGTCGTTAAAACATAATGGCGATACTCACGGCAAGGACTGGTATACCGAGCATGAGCTTATTGAGGTGATCTTGGATTGAATCAAAATGAAGTAGTTGACTCTCTTGTGGCCATGACAAAAAATGAGATAGCCAATATTCATACTGCTGCACCTGGAACCATCCTATCGTATGATTCGGATACCGGTCTTGCCAGTGTGCAACCATCGTTACAGTTTAAAGTGCCTGATGGCCGGGTGTTGGATATGCCTGTAATTGTTGGTGTTCCGGTGCAGTGGCCGTCAGGGATGGGGGGCGATGCTTCCGTTACTTTACCGCTACAAAGCGGCGACAGTGTTCTTTTGGTATTTGCCGAAAGGTCGCTCGATGATTGGCTAAAAGGCGGCGAATCCGAAGATCCGCGAAAGTTTGATCTGACCGATGCTTTTGCCATTCCTTGTATTTGGCCAGGCAAGGCTACGACAGGCGGTGCGTCATATCCGGAAGATGTTTGCCTTGCTTATGGCTCAAATTGTATCAGGATTAGTTCTGGAGGCGTGGTCAATATTGTGGCCGCTAGTGGGGTTACTATTACCGGTGATTTAACCGTGAGTGGTGATGTGACTGCAGGGGGTATATCATTGAAATCTCACGTTCATAGTGGAGTAGAATCCGGCAGCAGCAATACCGGCAACCCGGTAGGATAGGGGTGATAGAGTGAGTTATGATATTGCGCTTTCCGCTTCGACACATGATCTTTTGATTGTTGACGGGGATTTAAAACTCATAGACTATGCGGAAAGAGTCGCTCAGCAGATAAAAATAGCCCTCAAATTTATGCTTGGCGAGTGGTTTTTGGATACTTCGCAAGGGGTGCCATATCTTGAATATGTACTGGTCAAAAATCCAAATATGACTCATATTCGTTCGATATTTCGAGAGTGTATTGCTGATGTGGATGGCGTTTCGGCTGTTAACAGTCTTACGCTTGATTATGACCGTGAAAACCGTAAATTGACGGTTGAATATGAGGCAGAAACTGACTACGGCCTTGTTACCAGCAGGGAGGTGCTCGGCTATGAGTGACTACGGTGTAACTGACAGCGGTTTCGTGCGGCCGCGCTTGGCAGAAATAAAATCCGATATTGAAGATGCTTTGACCGAGGCTTTCGGCGTGACGATTAGCACCGATGCCGATTCTGTTTTAGGCCAGATTATCGGTGTTTGGTCTGAGCGCGAAGCAACGCTCTGGGAAGTGGCAGAAGACTCCTATAATGCTATGTATCCCAATACGGCCACGGGTACTAATCTTGATAATTCCGTTGCCTTTACCGGCATACAACGTATTAGTGCCGAAAAAACAACGATTATGGCCACCTGCTATGGTACTAACGGAACGACTATTACGGCTGATAGCCAGATTAAATCAAGTGCCGACGAATCCATGACTTTTACGGTGTCTGAAGCTGGAACGATTTCTATTTCTAGTGCCAGTTATCTGGATATCGAATTAAATACGGTTGCCTCAGGTGCTACATATTCCTTGACGCTGGATAAATCGACCTATACATACACAGCGACTTCGAGCGATGAAACCACTATCCTTGTGGCAATTGCAGCGCTTTTAAGCAGCCTGGAGGCTACTGTTACTGTTTCAAATAGTCATCTTTACATTGATAAAACCGATCACAGTAGTGGCTATTCCGTTAGCATATCGACCAATATGACGCTTAATGAAATCGGTTCACCGCTAGAATTTGCTTGTGATACCTACGGCGAAATTGATCCGGACGTAGGTACTGTGACAAAAATTGTGACGCAAATTTTCGGATGGAACAGCGTGAAAAACAATGTTGAGGCCACGGTTGGCAGGGAGGATGAAACGGACTCTGAACTTCGACAGCGGTATGGTTCTGCAGTGTTTCAGACCGGTTCGGCGATGGTTGAGTCCATTCAGGCGGCTATAGCTGATCTGGACGGAGTTACGATGGCCAACGTATATGAGAATGTTTCTGATGAAATCGACAGCGACGGAAGACCGCCGCATAGCATTGAGGCGGTTGTTTATGGCGGGACCAAGAGCGAAATAGCAGAAGTGCTCTGGAAGAAAAAAGCGCCGGGAATATCAACCTATGGCAGTGTTGAAGTCGATGTCACGGACAGTCAGAGTATAAAGCACACGATGAAGTTTAATCGACCAACGGTGAAATCTGTCTGGATTAAAGCGGTGCTGGAGGAAAATCCTGATGAAGATTTCGCGGCAGATAATCCGACAGAAGTGCAGTCCCTTATCTTGGCGAAAGGCCAGGCTCTTAGTGTTGGTCAGGATGTTATATTGCAGAGATTTTTGGGTCCCATATATTCCGGTACAACAGGGATTGGCACAGTGACGATTACAGCTGCAGTTTCTGATACGACTCCGGCCAGCAGTGACTATTCAGCGGACAATATTTCAATTGGGGCACGCGAAATAGCCGACTTTTCCACTGACCGAATTGAGGTGACGACTGCATGACCGATCACGCTCAGGAAATGTTAGACCGGCTAGTTTCGCAGTTTGCGGATAAACCCTATTTAAAAGCGCTGATTACGGTATTGGGTGATCGCTTGACCGCGCTTGAACAGGTATTTACTGATCTGAAGGAAAACCGGTGGCTGGATACTTCGGAAGGGGAGCAGCTTGACGGATGTGGTGAAATTGTCGACCAGGATCGGCTTATTGATAAAGCTATTGCATTGCCTTTTTTCGGGTTTGAATCCCAGACGTCGGGGCGCGGATTTGGTAAGGCGAGGATCCGGAAGAAATCGGAATCTTATCTTTCGTCCGCGACATTGGCTGATGCTGAATATCTGAAAATGATTAAGGCAAAAATTGCAAAGAACACCAGTCAGGGAACAACCGAAGAGACAATTCAGTCTTTCAGTACGGTTTTTGATGATGCGAAGATTGTTATTACTGAACATGGCAATGCGACTATGCGGGTAGGTGTCGGTCGGGAATTGACAGAGGCCGAGCAGATATTTGCCGCGGGAGTCGATCTCTTTGTCAGACCTGGCGGGGTACAGATTAATATAAAGAATTACTTTGATCCAGATACGGTGTTTGGCTTTGAAAACCAAGGATATAAAGGTTTCGGAGTTGGTAAGTTTACAACGATTTTTTAAGGAGGGATATTTTTGGCGAAACCGGATTTTTCGAAAGAGTGGGCAACTAACGGATCAATTACATCAATATCCGATACCAATTATTTAGAAGGTTTTGCTTACCTTGGCTCTAATCCGCCAACGGTTGAGGAATTTAACTGGCTGTTTCAGCAGATTGATGCCAAATTACAATGGTTGAATGAAAACTCTTTATCGCTTTCCGGAATGGATATGGAGGGAGCAATCAATGAAAATGCTGTAACAATGGCATCGGCAGCCACGATGAAGATCGGTGCTGCCGAGGGTAATTTTATAATTGTTACAGGGACGACACCGATCGCCGCTTTTGATACGGTTCAAGCAGGAACTCGGCGAAAGCTTCGGTTTGGAAGTTCGCTGTCTATAGTTCATGACTCCGAAAGTATAATTTTTCCGGGGACTCGGAATCTAATTGTTAGTGCTGGTGACGCTGTTGAGTTTACAAGTTTGGGCGAAGGAATTTGGGCTTGTACAGGATACTTGCCAGCTGCAGTTATGCGTATGGCGGTGCCGGTTCGCCAGACTGTTTTATCCGGTCCTGTTGATTCAAGCGGTAATGCAGCGAATTTATCTTCCGTACTAGGCGGTTTGGCTATCAGTGAATTATCCGGTACTGTTACGACCTGGGCGAATGGGTATGATCGGTTTGGAGCGATTGACTACGTTCAAAAGCTTACTGCTGATGTGACAAGCGCTTGGTCGGGATTAACGGCCAGCAGCACGCTTTATTTGTATAAGAATTATGATAGTACGACCGGTACCGTTACATATGGCTTTACTACGGTAGCCCCTGTATATCAAGCTGTGGCACCATCATCGCCAGCAGCTAATCAGTACTGGTTTGATACCACCAATATGGTTGGCTATTACTACACTGGTTTGGCTTGGGCATCGGTAGTAAGAGTATTTGTAGGGTATTGCGTAACCGGGACAAGTTCGATAACGAGTGTGACTTGTTATGCTTATAATGGAAGATATGACACCAGTTGGTTTAAAACTAAACCTTATGCCAAGAAGAACTATAATGATTTCCGCAACGTAGTATCCACCGTAACAGGCAATACGGCAGCCACAATCACTGGTGATTATTGCCCGTTTACTGGGGCGAGTTTTAGTAGCACAATTGACTTTACAACAACGGGAGCAGGTGCGCTTGATACCGGAAGCATTGCGGCATCAAAGTTTTATTTTGGCTACCGGATATTTAATCCGAGCACTGGAGCGACTGCATGTATAGCTTCGTTAGAATCAAGCGCGAGTGGGGTCACATTGCCAAGCGGGTATACGGAATGTGTACGGGTATGTAGTAACTTCCTGACAAATTCGAGTAGTAAGTTATATTACATTACGCAAACGGGGAGTGACGTTCAGTATGCGGTAGATGGCACGTTGTTGACGGATTATCCTGTTTTAGCGTCGGGTAGTAATTCATCAACAGCAACGGCATATTCTGTTGCGTCATTAATTCCTACAACGGCAAATATTGCGGATGTAATACTTTATGACCCTTATGGTGGTCAAGGTGGGGGTACGGCAGCAGTTGGCCCAAATGCTAATAAATACATTTTATGGTTAATTAATAATACTTATGCTGCTTATGCAGGACAGCAAGTGCAAGGTACTATTATCTTACAAAGTAGATATTTGTATTATTGGTCTGGTGGTTCTAATATCAATTGTAGGATAATTGGTTGGAAAGATTCATTATAGGAGGGTTAGAATGTGGATATATAGTAATAATGGTTTAACACGTGGCAGATGGGAAGATTCTTCGAATGTACCCGATGGCTATGTATATTTTGATCATGAACCAACAAAAACCGAACTTTCTGCGGCGTTTTCCGGCTATGCGACAGCGGTAAAAGAACAGAAAATATCCGCTTTGGATACTGAATATCAGCCGCAATTTGATGCCTTGGCGCAGGCTTATGCAACTGCACTCATGGCGGGTGATACTACCACGGCAACAGAGGTACAGTCGGATTACACAACATTAAAATCCGAGTATACTGCAGCATTGGAGGCGATTTCATGACGAAGCGGTGTTTTATTTGCGGGGCTAAGTTAAATGCTTCGACGGGGAAATGCACAAATAGTAGTTGCCCGAGGTATGAGGCGACAACCAGTACGACAGCGAGCTGATGGAAAAATGAATAGAGCAAGGGAGCCGAGCCGCTAACTAGCGGTTTTTTTAGTGCCTAAAAGGGAGTGGGTGAAGGTGTGGAATTAAATTTAAATATCACTGTTCAGTTGATAACTGTTATTGGATTTGCATCAGTCATAGTCAAATTGTTGATAGTTAAGCCTCTACAAGGGGCAATTGAAACGTTACAAAGGGCCATTGATAAAATGGAAACAATGCTTAACAACTTGTCGGAAGAGCAAAAGGGTATCGACAAGCGGCTTGTGGCAGTAGAGGAAAGCACGAAATCGGCTCACAAAAGGATTGACGGAATGGAGGGAATATAGGAGTGAAAGTATGCATTGACCCTGGGCATGGCGGCTCCGATCCGGGGGCCTGCGGGAATGGTCTAAAAGAAAAAGACATTACCTTGGTTGTTGCTGTGAAGGTTAGGGACTATTTGACCGCTGCTGGATGTGAAGTAATAATGACCCGCGAAACCGATAATGATGTCGGTTATGCCGGAGATTCAGCCGCAGAGGAATTACAGGATAGGTGTGATATCTCCAATAACTTTGGCGCAGATGTATTTGTATCCATCCACTGTAATTCTTTTGGCGATCCGGGACCGTCTGGAACAGAAACTATATACTCTGATGGAAGCGTAAGAGGGGAAAGGCTGGCGAATTGTATCCAGACGCAGCTTGTTGGGCTAGGTGGTCTGGTTAACCGTGGTTTAAAGGTTACGCCTCTATATGTTACGAAGCATACGGATGCTCCGGCAGTTTTAACCGAACTTGCGTTTATCTCAAATCCTGATGATGCTGAAAAACTTGCTGATCAAGATTGGCAAGATAAATTTGCCCGAGCCATCGCTAGGGGCGTGACCGACTATGACACCTGAAAAAATTGTACAAATACTAGAATACCTTGCTAAATCGCCCTTTGTGCAGTCGGAATTAGAGGCTGCTAAGGTGGCGATTTTTACTTTTGCCGAAGCCGAGGCGAAAAAGGCCATACCTTATGGTTTAAGGACCAGCTCCCGCATATTGCGGTGGATATATAAAAATTTTAAAGGGGTGTATTTAACCATGCAATTTAATTTACAGAGATTTGCCGAAGAGGAAACCACCACATCAACCGAAACAACCGCCGACACTGAAACTGTTGCCGCAGAAGTAGCGGCTGACGAAGCCGAAGCCACCGAAGATGCTACCGAGACCACTGGTAGCGCGACAATCACCGTCCTTGCCAGCGCAGGGACAGCCTTAGAAGGTGCTGCCGTTAGCTACGTTATAAACTCTGCAACCTGCGATGGTACAACCGATTCTAATGGACAATTATCAGTGACTGATCTGCCAGCAGGTACTTATACCTTTACTGCAACGCTTGATAGCTATGCCAGCGGTACTGTTGAGGTTACCGTTGTCGCCGCTGAAACCGCTACCGGAACTATCACCTTAACTGCT